TGCTTGCCCTCGCTGTCCGTCGTCGAAACGCCGAGTTTATCCAAAACCTCGCTGAACGCCTTACCGCTCCCTTTGGCAATTTGAGTCATTACCTTGTTAAGCTGCGTCATCGTAGCGTCGTAATTATCCGCCGATCCCGTCGCCTTTTGAAAAAGGTTGCGCTGTAATTGCAATTCCTCGGCTGTAATCTTGAATTTTTGAGAAGTCTTGTCAAGCTCGCTGCCGGTTATGGCGAAGGCCGTAGCCGCCGCGCCGAGCGTCGCCACAAGCCCCAAAGCAATTTTGCTTAACTTTTGCGCCGCCGATTGCGCTTTGCCCATATTGGCGGTCAGTTTATCAAAGCCCGCCGCCGTCTGGTCAAGTTTCATTTTTTGAGTCTTGGCAATCTCGTTATTCAGGCCCTTTAACTCGTTTTCCGCCTTTAATACGGCAAGCTCTATCTTTTTGAACTCCGCCGCCGAGATATCGCCCTTTTGAAAGGATTTGTTCGCCTCGTCCTGCTTTTGCTTGAGCAAAGCGACCTTTTGCGTTGCCGTGCCGACCGCCGTTTGCAGCGTTTTCATTTTCCGCTCGACCGTTTCCGCGCTTTTAGGGTCTAACTTTAAGGCCTTGTCGAGTTCCTTTGTTTCATCCGTGGAGGCTTTCAGCGTCTTATTTAGGTTTTTAACCTTAATGTCGATTTCCTCCAACGACCGACCGATTTCCGTCGCCACGCGCACCACCTCCCTTCGGGCATCAAAAAAGCGCACCCTTTCGGAAATGCGCTTGTTAGTGTTTTATGCTGTTTTTATCTATTCAACTGATTCGCCAAGTATAATTTTTGGCATTGTAGTTAGGCAACGTGTCCAGTGTTTATAAAACTTTTCCAATGCGGGCTTACAAAGTTTTGCGTGTGCTTCGGCGGATTCAAGTTCCCAGTATAAAACATAGGTTATTTTGTCAGTAACCCTTGTCAGCCTTATCGGCAACTCGCCATCTTTAACCGCACTAAAGTCTTTTTGTCGATGAGTTCTTTTGATATACTTGACGGTAATAACGCCCTCTTGCGCCCTGTAGAACTCTGCGACTTCTTTCATAAGCTCTTCAATTTCGCTTTCTTTATTCGGCTTGGCCTCATAAATACAAACTTCGTAAAACATTTTACACCTCTCAGCACTTGCCGCCGCAACAGCAACCCGCTTTCCTTGCTTCTATTATCGCGGAAGCGATATAGTCCTCGACCTTAGTGCCGGGCGCCCAATCCGCGACAATGTCCTTGCTGTTATCCTTGAGCGTTACTTTAATATCTTTGAAGCCCGCCTGCGTCAGCATTTCCTTTATTTTGTCTATATGCTCCGCGCCGCCGATGCAGGCTGAAATAGCGTATAAATCCTGTTTGTACTTTTTGGGTAAATCGGCAATCGCGACCACGTCCGAAATCGAAAGCCTGCCGCCCGTTTTCAAAACCCTGTATGCGTCCCTGAATACTTGCTCTTTATCTAAGGATAGGTTTATGACGCAATTTGAAATTATTACGTCCACGCTATTGTCGGCGACAGGCAAGTGTTCAATCTCGCCGAGACGAAACTCCACGTTTTTATATCCGCTTTTCTCGGCGTTTGTCCTTGCGAGCGTTATCATATCGGGCGTCATGTCCACGCCTATGACGCAGCCCGTGTCGCCGACGCGCTTCCTTGCTATGAAGCAATCGAAGCCGCCGCCGCTCCCTAAATCGAGTACCGTTTCGCCCGCTTTCAGCGACGCTATGGCGACGGGGTTGCCGCATCCCAAGCCCATGTTAGATTCGTAGGGCGCATTGTAAAAATCCTGCTCGCTGTATCCGAGCTTTTTTGAAACCGCGCTTATGTCGGTTGCCGTGCCATTACAGCCGCACTCGCTTGAACAACACGATTGAACCTCGCGCTTTGCGACCTTTGTGTATTGACCTCTGATATGTCCTCTTATTTTTTCCTTGTCAGCCATTATAGCCTCCCTATAAATTTGCATTCTCAAAGCGTCTTTTTAACGCCTCGTAGTAGCTCTTATTCGATTTGTCGCCGCCGTTGTCCTCAAAAAGACAAAAGGGCAAGCTGTCCGTCGTCCTGTGCTTTATTACGCAAGCGCAACACCGCCCGTGGTTTTGGCAAGCCGTTTTCGGACAAGCGCACTCTTTTACGTTCTCGCACCGGCTCATTTGCAATCCTCCCCATCGCAACAGCCCGTCGCGTTTTCTATCTCGTTTACCTTGGCTATAAACTCGCGCAGTAACTCTATCCGCTCGCAGTTTATCGAGTAGTAAACCCACTTCCCGTCTTTTTCCGCTTTTACAAGCCCACTGTCGGTCAGTTGTTTCATGTGGTATGAAAGCGTCGGTTGCGTGAAGTGGAACGCCTCTAAAATCTTACAGGCGCACGTCCTGCCTTTTGTCAGCATTGTCAAAATCCTAAGCCGCGTTTCATCGCCTAACGCTTTGAATATAACCGCGTATTCGCCGTATCCGTATTCCATAACAACCTCTCGTATAGACTATTGTCTATATATTGTACACCTAATATAGAGAGTTGTCAATATATTTTAAGGGGTTATTCGGTATTTTTGTATTTTTCCTCAAATCTTTTTGCCGCACGGTCATCAAGCCCTTTGAGTTTTTTTATTGCTCTCGTTATAAAGCGGCGAGGCTTAATTGTCGAAGTCCCGTTATTCAGAATGTTCGCCACCTTTGCATATGGAGTGCCGTCCGGCGCGTCGCCTTCATATTCCAAGCGATGACCGTAACGGTTACCCTTTGTAATCTTGCTCTTACGAAGGCTCGCCTTGAGGCCGCCCGTTTCGCCTTGCGGCGTGTTGTCTATCAAGTCTCTCTCCACGCCGTCCGCTTCGATATCAATTTGTTCTTTCAGAGCCTCGACCGCTTTGTCGCCGACTTTGCCGAGTTCCTCGAAATAATCGCCGAGGGCTTGCGTTAATCCGTCGTTGTAATCGCTCATAGCCGCATCCTCCCCGCCGCCGTCATATCCGCCACGCTCATGGGTTTGCTTTTGCGTATATTTTTACCCTCCGAAGCGTGAAGCGTCGCGTTGTCTATTTCCGCCGTATAGTTCAGTAAATCGAACAGGACGTTCAGCCCCATGTCGCCTATGTGAACGACCACACCGGTCTTAATGCTCGCGTATAATAGTTGTGTCGTAAAATCCGCTTCTATAGCATGGTTAAAGCCCACCTCCGCCGTTTCCGGACTTTGTTTTCTTTTCGGTTATAAAGAGCGACAGAAATTCCATCAACTCCGAAACAACCGCCTTGTCGGCGATCCACCACGGCGGTATCTCGATAATCAAATCGATAATATCCGGCTTCATAGGATATTGCGCCGTCGCCATGAGTGCGGCGATAAAATTAAGCACGAATTCGGTATCGAACTTATAATCGGCTATCCCCGCGAATAACTTTTCACGCGCCGCGTCATCGAGTTTGTCTATGTCGGCCGCCGTCCGCACATTTAACTCTCTGAACTTTTTTACTGTCGCCGCATCCGCGCTGTTTTTTGCGAAAGACACGATATCGTTCAGTAAATCGCACCCGAAATACGACTTGTACAGGATGAAAGTCAGAGTGTTGCCGACAAGCTTTATCTTGCCGCCGTTCCCGTCATCCATTGTTTTTACTAATCCGTTCATTTCCGCCCCCTTATGCCAACGTGCTGTCGGGAATATAAACCGCTGCCTGCGCTTTACTCCAAATAGCTTTGTTTGTTTCGCTGTTGATAATCGTATAAGTCGCCTGCGCGTCTTTACCCGCCGCGTCCTTATAGGTATACGGTGCGATTTTGACATCCAAAGTCAAGTCGCGGATCGTCTTTCCGTCGAAGCTCACGCTGTTTAGGCTCGGCAGACTGAACGCCGCCTTGTAAATCGTGAACATCGATTCCGAGCCGTCGCCGACTTGGCTGTAATACCCGAATGCCACTTGCTTAGGCTTCGCGCTTTTGCCGCTTATAACGACCGCGCCGTTTTTGTCGGTGCTTACGTTGAAAAACTTTGAATATACGCTGTACGGCAGCACCGCAAACTTGACCGTTCCCTCGCCAGTCACCGCGCTCGCAAGCGTTATGAAAGCAGGGTTGTCATCGGCGTTTATCTCGGTCACTTCCTGCGAAAATTCCAATTTCACCTCGACAAGCCCTTCGTGGTAGGTCTTTGCGCCGAACGACCCGTTTGCGTTCAGTTCCGCAGCGAAAAACTTACGGTTTCCGACTTCGTATAATTGACTTATGTCTACTGCTTCCGGCATTTTGTCGCCCTCCTCTAAATAAATAATTTGCTTACATATAAGATTTGATGATACAAGCGCGTGTCCGGCTCGTAATCCTCGCCACGCATCTCTACCTCAAATCTTTTTTCGAGCAGTTTTTCCTCCAGTTGTCCTAAAAAACGGGACAACTGCTTGCTCTCGAAACTTCGGACGCTGAAGACGTCGATTTGGCAAAAAAACTCCCTGCCGATTACCGCGTCATCCGCTCTGTGCGTTGGTTCGGAATCGATTATCTCGTATATGAGGTAATTACCGATTTGACCGTCTCTCACCTTGTTGTACCAATAACTGAATTCGCCTTCGCCGATTTCCTCATCGCCGAGTCCGTCTTTGATGCGTAAATTTCTGAATACGGCGCACAAATCTTTCTTGCCGAGCGTTCGCGCCTTACTGTTCGTCATACTCTTCATATTCCGTTACCTCCGGCTTAACCCGTTCCGCCCTGATTGTGAGGTCGCGCTTATAAAACTCAAAGCCGTCCACGCTTTTGATTACATAGGTTTCGCCTCTGAAGTCAAGATACAGCCCCGCCTTTATCTTTGGATTGTAATTGACCTTGAAAACTGTGGACTGCTCCGAGCCGCTTGCCTTCGCCGCAAACTTCTCGCACTCCGACAATTCCCTCACATAAGCACGGAGCCGGTCGCGACCGTGTATAAACCGCTTGACTTTGCATTCGTTTTTATACACGTCGCGTCCGGCTTTCACCTCGTAAACGGCTATGAACTTGTCTTTGATTTCGCTCAAAACTCCACCCTCCTTACATCGGACAACATAACGGCGAGCGTTTTTTCAAGCTCCGCCGTTTTGAATTCCGCATTGTCACGGTGAAAATACAACTGCCATACGGTGAACTGTATCGCCGTTTTGACTATTTCCGGCGCTTCAGCCGTTATAGGTTCGCGCAATACCTTTTCCACGATGTGTTCCGCAGAGGAGAGCATGGCGGCGAGGAGTTTGTTGTCCTCCTCGCCGTCAAGCCCAAGGTACTGCTTGACCTCGCCTAATGTGAGTTTGTTCATACCCTTATTCCTTAATCTTGAGAATTTTGACCGCTTCGGGAAGAGTCAGCTTGCCGTCCACGCGTTGCGTCGCCTTAAAGCCGACCTGCCCTGTGACCGCGAACAACTCGTTGAGCCGCTGAAACGCGCGCCCCTGTCTGTCCGCAACCCAATAATAGGAATAATCGCCGAACGTCAGCACTTTCGCGCCGGCCGCAACCGTAGGCACAAAAACCGAAGTCTTAAACGGCTTGCCTAAGATAGTATCGGGCGTTCCCGTTTGCAGCGAAGGCTGCCAGAGATACTGACCGTTGGCGTCCTTTAACTTGCGGATTGCCTTGATGGTTTGGTCGTTGGTAATGAATGTCGCGCGCTTGCGGTACGGTTCACGCAGCGAGTGATAAAAATCGATAATCTCGTCCGCTGTAATCGTTGCGCCCGTGGTCGTCACAATATCGCCGCTCGTTAAAAGTCCCGTCGGCCTGCCGGTGCCGTTGCCCGTCAAAAACGCCTCTTCCTCCGCGCTGCCGATACGGCGCGCAAATTCTTTAGCGATATACGATTCAAGGTTGAACACCGAATCCTGCAATAACTCCTCCGAAACCTTGATGAGCGTCGCAAGCTTATGCGCGCTCAAGGTTACCTGACCGAACTTGTCGTCGCTCTCGGGGATTTCCTCGTTCTCGTCAACCCATGCCGCCGTGCCGTGCGAAGCCACAACGGGAATTTTCCTCTCGCCGTGCGAAGTCTGAATTACGTTCGCAAGCGTTCTGAAAATATTCTCATCCTGCAAAGCGTCGATGATTTTCTTTTCGAACTCGTCCGGTACGAGGTAGCCGCCCTCTTCCTTCTCGCCGATGCGAAGCGCGTTTTGCACGTCGAGGCTGTGCTTATTTCTCATCGCCCGCCAGAACGCCTTGTTATACTCCGCCGACGCCCTGCCGGACTTCTCGCCCTCGCCGTTGTCGGGCTTGCTCACGAGAGGTTTTGAGGTCGGCCTCGACAATTCAAGGTCGATTGCCGACTGCCGCTCAAGCCGCTCGACCTCTTTGCCGAGAGCCACGACTTCCGCTTCCATTTTTTCGTAAGCGGCCGTGTCTTCCGCCGAAATAAGCCCCGACGAATCCCTCTTGCTGTCAAGGAACGCTTTCGCTTGTTCCCACACTTTCGCGCGTTTTTCGCGCAGTTCCAAAATCTTGCTCATTGTGTTTGTTATCCTCCATAAAATTTTTTATTTGATTAAATTGAGCCGTTTTTCTAAGATTGAAAGCGGCATTGCCGCGTCCGTGCCTTTAGGTGCATTGTCGTTAAGCTCTGATACCGGCGTAGGCAATGCCGTAGGTGACACTTCTTTCTTTTTGAGTTTCTGCCGCATGGCGTTGACCGTCGCCGTTACGCAAGAGCCGCGATTGAAAAGGAACGAGTAATCGTTCTCTTCATCGTCCGCATAAAGCACCTTGTCGGCAAAGCCGAGTTCGACCGCTTTGTTTGCGTTCATCCAAGTCTCCGCGTCCATCATGTTAGAAATCATGTCGCGCGACAATTTGGTTTTCTGCTCGTAAGCGTTGATTATCGCTTCCTTGACCTCACTGAGCATTTCAATGCCCTGTTCCAAGTCCCCGACCTCGCCGAAAATAAATGTCGCCGGATTGTGTATCATAAGGCAAGCCGTGGGCGCCATTTCCACGGTGTCGCCCGCCATAGCGATAACGCTTGCCGCGCTTGCGGCCACGCCGTCCACTTTGACCTTGATATAGCCTTTGTGTTCCTTGAGCATCGCATAAATCTGCGATGCCGCAAACACATCGCCGCCCGGACTGTTAATCCAAACCGAAATATCGCCTTTGCAACCGTCTAAGTCTTTGCGGAACATAAGCGGCGTTACATCGTCGTCAAACCACGAATTTTCCGCTATGTATCCGTTAATACGCAGCGTACTCTCGCCCTCTTCGTGCGTAAAGTCCCAAAATTTACGGCTGTCTCTTTTTGCTTTTGCGCTTTTCTGTTTCACCTTCGGCGGCTCCGTTATCTGCGTTGTCACCGTTACCGTCGCCGCTCCCATCGCTGCCGAGCTTGTTGCTGTCGTTAAGTCCTCCAATTGTTTCACCTCCCATTGGTATATTTTGTTGTGCGAAAGCCCCCACATCTTTGAGCTTAAGCATGTTTCCGTTAACCATGTAATTATCGCCCCCTTCGTCTTTCGGAATAAGGTTCAAATTTTCCAAATTCCTCACATCGTTCGGGGACATAAAACCGTTTTGTATACCCGTTGCGTAGCCGCTCATGCGGCTTGCGTAATCGCCGCGTAAAAGTCCGTCCACCACGAAGCTGACGAAGTATTTTTTCTTTTCGTAATCGCTGAACACGGCGCGGTTAATCGCTTGCTCTATCCGAACAAGCCACGGTCGTATGGTGTGGATAACGAAATTAAGGCTCTGATTCTCGATGTTGCTGAAAGAGGATTTATCCAAGTCCGCAACCATATGCGGCGGCACTCTGTAAATGCGGCATATTTCGTTAAGCTGAAACTTGCGCGTCTCCAAGAATTGAGCCTCGTTGGGCGGTATGCCTATCCGCTTGTATTGCAGCCCTTCTGCCAAAATCGCCACTTTACCGGCATTGTGCGAACCTTGATACAATGCATTCCACGACTCCCGCATTCGTTTCGGGTCTTTCAGAACCCCCGGGTGTTCGAGAACGCCAGACGGATTAGCGCCGTTTGCAAAGAATTTACTGCCGAATTCCTCCACGGCAATAGCCATGCCCACGGCGTTTTTCGCCATCGCTATCGGGCTGTACCCGATAAGCCCGTCAAAGCCGAGACCGGGGATATGCAATACCTCGTGGCTTCTGAGGATATATTCCTCTCCGTCCTTGCGGTAAGTATAAAAGATTTGACCTTTATCGTTGCGGTCGACTTTCATCTTGTCGGGCATCAGCGGATAAAGTTCCACCACCCGCCCTCTGCCGTCTCTTATGATTTGCGCGTAAGCGTTCCCCCATAACAGCAAATGGCTGACCAGCGTTTCCCGAAAGATAAAACTCGTCATCTCGTCGTTCGGTTCGGAATGCAAGAGAAAATATAAGTCGTGGTCGACCGCTTTTTCCTTGCCGTTCTCGGTTATGCGGTAGGTATGCAGCGGCAGGCTTGCGATTGTTTCCGATATAATACGGACACAGGCGTAAATGACCGTTGTCTGCATGGCCGTGCGCTCGTTGACCGATTTGCCGCTTGCCGCCGCCCCGAACAGAAAGTTCGCTTGTCTATCGGGATTAACGCGCGGCTTATCCCGTGATTTAAAATTGAAAACTCTGCTGAATAATCCCATTCACTCCTCCCGTTTTTCTGCAAGAAAAAACCGCACTCGTTTGAATGCGGCCTTTGCGGTTTATTCGTTATTTAATTTTGATGTCAGTACAACCCGAGGTTTTTATAATCGCGTCTGCCGTAAAACACCCTTGCAACCTTAATCAATTTGTCGGCCTCGTCAAGCTTATACAGCGCGATAAAATTCTCGATAACGCACTTGCGGTAGCCGTCATTTCGCAATTCCGGTATGTCGGATAAAGGGCATCGCTTCGGCATATCTTCTAAGCCGATAAGCGTTTCCTCTATCCTGTCAATCAGCTTTGCCGCCGCCGGCTCGTTACATAAATCGTATGTAATGTACGAATATATACCGTCCAAGTCACGCTCGGCCTGCGGCATAAATTTCAGCGTATATTTACTTGGCATACTTTAACCTCAATTTCGCAAGCGCCTCTTTGCCGTCAATAAGAGCCGCGCCGTTTTCCACTTCGGCTTCGGCTTCTCTGACTTTGGCGACAATGTCCGCGCGGGCAAAACGCTCTTCATACGCTTTCATGCTCATGACCACCAAGTCCCCGTATCCGTTCTTTGTAACGTATACAGGCTCGTTCGTGCTGTTGCACAATTCGGATATTTCCGTTGTTTTTCTTAAATCTCTTATAGGTATTATCTGCGCCATATTGCACCTCCGATATATTCTATGCTTATTGTGCCCTAATTGTAGCATAATTATGCGGCGGCGTCAAGAGAAATAACGTGTGTTTTTTTACTCATACGGATCGAATATGACCAGCCCCCTCGAATCGTAGACGCTGTCGGTATTGCCGCCGCCCCTCATAGCACGATCAAGCGCCATAATAAGCGCGACCGCGCCGTCAATGCGCTCGGTGGATTTTTCCTTGT